AATTTAAAATTTAAGCAAAACATAAAACCAAAAACACAATGGAAACAATCGACCAATTATTGATAGAGCTAAATGCTTGCGAAGTAGCCCGAGACTGGGCGCAAGGAAAGACCTTTGAAGAGGTATATACAACGTGCCATAGGGGTGACTGGTTGTGTTGGTTATTCGCTAGAACCAACCCCGAAGACGTTCAACTACTAACGCTCGTCAAGGGTCACCAAGCGAATACGGTTAGGCATTTAATGAAAGATGAGAGAAGCTTGACGGCGGTTGATACAGCTATAGCGTTCGGGGAGGGTAGGGCAACGCGGGAGGAGTTAAGTGAGGCTGCTGCTCGTGCTGCTGCTGATGCTGCTGATGCTGATGATGCTGGTTATGCTGCTGCTTGGGCTGCTTGGGAGGCTGCTTGGGCTGCTTGTATTGCTGCTGATGCTGGTTATGCTGCTGCTTGGGCTGCTGAGGCTGCTTATATTGGTGCTGATGCTGCTCGTGCTCGCCAATCCAACCGACAACTAACGGCTGATATTTTCAGAAAATACATTTCAATAGACAAGTTTAAAATCTAACCCTATGAAAATTTGCAGACAAAAAAAATAAATTAAAAGCGAGTTTAACTCGCTTTTTTTTTATTAAAAAGGCAAGTCCGGTTTTTCCGCTGCTGACGAGCTTGCAGTGGTTGACCATTCGATTTTCCAAATTTCAATGGTGTTGAATATCTTCACAACGCCTTCTTTATCAGACCACTCGCGACCCCGTAAATTAAGATGAAAAGAGCCAACACGACCAATAACCGCGCTATCAAGTAAGTCGCATTTGGCTTGCGATGTCTGCAACAATAACACTTGCGGGTATTGCTCAATCGTCTCAACTACAACATCTCTTTTTTTAAATTTCTCCGACACCACAACGGTGTCACAAACGCTCTTAACTTTAGCCTCTATCTTCATTTTGATTGGTTTGATTGGTTTAAAACTTTTAAAATCGCGCTTTCAACTTTGGGCGTCAAAGACACGCGCCCGTGTAGAACGCTCGACAAGTGGCAATGGTCAATATTGGCCAACTTGGCTATGTGAAGTTGCTTCATCCCCGAATCTTTTACGATTCTGAATAATTCTTTATGTGTCATTTTTTTTTCTTGCAAAGATAAATAAATATTTTAATAAAAAAATATTTGTATTTCAAAAAAAATATTTAGATTTGTGCCTAATTATAAAACAAATAAAAAAATGAAAACAAACGAAATCACAACAGCTCAGATGTCATTCAGTGACATGAGCCAATTAGCTAAAGTGTTTTCCGAGAGCGGCATGTTCGAGGATAGCAAGAGCGTAGCGCAAGCGATCGTTAAGATTCAAGCAGGACAAGAGCTCGGCATACCTCCATTTGCCGCCATGTCAGGCGTTCACATCATCCATGGCAGGCCAACAATCGGCGCCGGATTAATGGCCGGAAAAGTAAAGTCGTCCGGCAAATACGATTATAAGGTAATTGAACAATCGGACAACGCTTGTCTGATTGATTTTTATCAAAATGGAGCAAAGGTTGGCACGTCAAGATTCACCATGGATGACGCGAAGAAGGCCCAAACAAAGAACCTTGACAAGTTTCCGCGCAACATGTTATTTGCTAGAGCAATCAGCAATGGGGTTAAGTGGTACTGTGCAGACCTATTCGCGACAAGCGTATATACGCCCGAAGAGATGAATAGTGGCGAGTTCACCGAACATGAGGTTATTGTAGAAGAGGTGAAGGGTAATCCTATTCTCGACATAGTGCAACGACTTCGAGCAGCTGAAAATGTAGATCTTCTTAGCGACCTATATAGGTCATTGACAACAGAACAGCAAGCGCACCCCGAGGTAATAGAAGCAGCAAAATTTAGGAAAAAAGAATTAACCACAAAATAAAAAAAAATGAAAACAGAAAACGGATTACCATTGTTGGACGCTGAAAGCGCCAAGGAATTAGCACGCGAAATAATTATGAGAGTTGAAGGCGGAGCATTGTCTCCCCTCCACCTCAAGGCGCAGATAAAAAGGTTACAAGATGTTTTGGAACAGGTGGACAAGATGACAAAACAAGATCAAGTATCAGCTCTTGAGAAATATGGGAAAGAGAAGCCAGTTATAGGTGGCTACCGATTCGAGATGATGGAAGCCGGAACTCGCTATGATTATTCAAGTTGCGGAGACCTGCTTTGGCATGACTTGAATAACATGGCCCAAAGCCTGTCTAATAAAAAGAGTGAGCGCGAGAAATTCTTAAAGGCCTTAACAACATCTCTTACTGAAATAAACGAAGAGACCGGCGAAATAATTACACTTAACCCGCCAGTGAAGACAAGCACGACAACAATTAGAATTACTGATGCAAACTAAAAACAAAAACAAAATGCGAAACCCAAGCAGATACACCAACGAAAGCGCTGAGCGCTTTCTTGAAAAAATGGACAAATTTTGTCTTCCGATACTATGCATTGGAGCAATATATTTCTTTGCCAACATTATATATCATATTTTGACGTGCAGTAAATGAAATTAAGACCATACCAATCACAAGCAGTTGAGCTGACACGTCAATCTATGCAACACAATAAAAGGATAATTGTCTGCCTTCCAACAGGGGGAGGTAAGTCAGCTATATTCTCACACATAGCCAAGTCAGCGCTTCAGAAAGGCAAGCAAGTGCTAATACTTACCCACCGCAAGGAACTATTGGCGCAAGCCAAATCTTACGGATCAGGATGCGTGGTGGCAATGGTTGAGAAGGTCTATAATAGAATTAAGAAAGGCACATTCGAACCCAATGAGATGGACTTAATAATTGTTGACGAATGTCACGTTAATTCATTCACCAAAATTCTCAACCATTACCATGGGTTCGTTCTTGGATTCACAGCCACGCCAATAGCGAAGCCCCCGTTAAATGAAACGTATAACGACATTGTTAGTAATGTCGACATACCCATGCTCGTTGATCAGGGGTTCCTTGCCTCTCCAAAAACGTTTGTAAAGACGAACGTCGATGTATCGCAGCTTCAAATTAAAGGAAAGGATTTTTCGGAAGTTTCGCTAAATAACGTGTATAACAAGCCTAAGACATATATAGGCGTTGTAGAAGACTATATATTGAAATTCAACAGAAAGAAAGCTATTTGTTTTTGTGTAAATATTGAACATACGTTGAACACCCATCATCAGTTCATCACGCACGGAGTAGAATCATATTACATCGATAGCAATATGCCAGATTATGAACGGGACACTAACATTGCCAAGTTTAAAACCTCTAAATACGGCGTTCTTGTTAACTGCGGAATTGCAACGACGGGTTTTGACGTGCCGGATATTGAGGTGGTAATCGTCAACCGTGCTACTATGTCTTTGGCGCTTTGGTTGCAGATGTGTGGTCGTGGCTCTCGACCAACGCCAACAAAAAAACAATTCACAATACTCGACTATGGCGACAACGTTAAGCGCCTTGGACATTGGGAGGCGGAGCGCGATTGGGTTGCTATTTTTAACTCAAAACCAAAGAAAGCAAAAGAACTTCAAATGCCAGCGCCGACGAAGATCTGCCCAAAATGCGAGGCCATGATATTTGCATCTGCTCGCGTTTGCAAGCACTGCGAATATATATTTGAATTAGGTAGCAAAGCGGAGGACGGCGATCTGCAAGAATTTACGTACGTGCACTTAAAAAAAGTGTACGATCTTTCGCTTTCTGAAATTTTAGATCTGCAAATAAAAAAAAAATACAAACAACATTTTGTCGAGCACTTGTTGTATAGCACTCGCCATAAGCATGGGGATAGGCTAACTACTTTTTGGGACGAAAAAGGTTACGGTGAAGGCTACCGGGAAAGAAGGATAGAACAAATGTCATCTAGCTTTCCAGTCAAAAATTTTGTTGTTAAATAATTATTTATATTTGCGCCCCCTATGAACATTGACGAATTAATATCAAATCAAATCGCGCCTTGGGAGTCGACGGATGCGCAAAAAAGGCGCGATTTTAATTCGCGCAGCATTGACCCGTCCGTAGAGTTGAATTATGATAGTTGGTCATGGACTTATCACACCACCATTTTGAATTTAATTTTGGACTACATGAAAATAAGAGTTGAAGAATACCTACTATCGCATCCTAAGGCTGATGTTAGCGTTCAGCTCACTAATATTGCCAACATGGAGTGGTCGCTTAGGTGGCTCGATGGCCTTAGATACGAGCACGGCATATTAGAGCGAAGTATTTTGGCGGGAAGGCTTGAAAATTTGAAATTATTGTATAAAATACAAGACCTTGCAAAGGTCATAAAAGAAAAAGAAAAAGAAATAGAAATACTAAAATCTAATTTATAACAAAAACTACACTTATGAACCAATTATTAAGAAAGCTAAATGCTTGCGAAGTAGCCCGAGACTGGGCGAAAGGAAAGACCTTTGAAGAGGTATATACAACGTGCCATAGGGGTGACTGGTTGTGTTGGTTATTCGTGAGGACGAATCCAAAGGATCTAAGGATCCTTACGCTTGTCAAAGGACATCAAGCGAATACGGTTAGGCATTTAATGAAAGATGAGAGAAGCTTGACGGCTGTTGATACAGCTATAGCGTTTGGAGAGGGAAGAGCTTCGAGGGAAGAGTTGAGTGAGGCTGCTGCTCGTGCTGCTGATGATGCTGCTGAGGGTGCTGCTTGGGCTGCTGCTTGGGCTGCTGCTTGGGCTGCTTGTATTGCTGATGATGCTGGTTATGCTGCTGCTTGGGCTGCTGAGGCTGCTCGTGCTCGCCAATCCAACCGACAACTAACTGCTGATATATTCAGAAAATACATTTCAATCGACAAATTTAAAATCTAAACAAAATGGAAATTAAAGAAATTAAATACCTTCAACTATGAGAAATGTAGCATTAGTAATTAGCATCTTGGTTAACTTTTATGTCATCTATAAGACACAAGAAATAATTACCTACCATACGGAAATGGAGGGTATTTATGTACACAAGTTAGACTCTGTATGCTACCAATCAACCTTTGAGATTGCTGTACGAGATTCGACAATCAAGGCTCTGCATCGTAGCAGAGATGACTATAAAAGATTCATTAAACGAAACTTAAAAATACAAACCAAGTGAGAAATAAAAATAGAAAGCAATTTATCAATGATTGAAAAAAAATACCTAACTATATACCTATTCACCCTAAAAAGTAAAAGACAATGGAATACAATATAATACATAATAGGAATTGCATGGAGATGTCAAGTGTGATAGAAGATAATTCTATTGACTGTATTATAACCGACCCTCCTTATGGTATCTCTTATCAGTCCGCCAGGCGGACTGATAAGGCTCTATGGAAGCCTAAAATAGCGAATGATGAAACTCCTTATACCGAATGGATAAAACCTGTATTTGAAAAGCTGCGGGCGGGCGGGAGGCTTATTTGCTTTTACCGATGGGATGTGCAGGATGAGTTTTTAAGTGCCATTGAGCAAGCGGGATTTACGGTTAAAAGCCAAATAGTATGGGATAAGGTGATACATGGCATGGGTGATTTAAAAGGCGAATTTGCGCCACAGCACGAACTTATGATATACGCAACAAAAGGCAGGTATGAATTTCAGGGAACCCGACCTAAAACCATTTATCGGACACAAAGAGTAAGGCCCGATGCTTTGGTGCATCCGAATGAGAAACCTGTAAACTTAATTCAGGCAATCATAAGGGATATTACAAGCAAAGATGAGGTGATTTTAGACCTTTTTTCGGGGAGTGGCAGTACAAGTATTGCAGCGAATATTGAAGGCAGGAAATACATAGCGTTTGAGTTGGATAAAGGCTATGTAGATGTTGCCAACAAAAGGATTAAAAACTATTCAACTGAACCAAGTTTATTCATGCTTGAGTGTAAATAAGTATATAGTTACTAAAAAAAACTAAATCAGATAAATAAATCAACTGACAAATTTTTTATGAAATCTAAACTTATTCGTTTATTTTCAAAATATAACGACATAGGACACGATGCAGAGACATTGATAGTCATCGTCATTGGAGATGAAGAGATAGAGCACGACACGCCACTTTACAATTTAATTTTATCGAAAATATGATTTCAAATTATAAAAAATCACAAACAATCAGCCCGGTCGATTGGTTTAATTATTACGGAGAGTTTAGACAAATATTTGAAGGCAAACGGAACTTCTATTGGATAGATGGCAAAGAGAATGAAATATCCAACGATGACATTTGCCAACGGAAGCCTTCCTTCATCATGGAAGGAACATTAATTAAAGTTGTTGGGCAAAATGATTTTGATATCGCTATAGGAACTACGATGACAAAGTTCATGCTCTATTCAATTATCCAACATGCCGGATTTTATGAGCCGGCAATAAATTTTGTGAAATACAATATGATGGGATTCGATATTCCCTTCATCCGAGTCGGCTCGGACTACATCAATAAGTTCAACAAATTCACCCGCGGCGTCAAGACACAGCATTTAAAGAAATTTTCAAAAGAAGAAATAAAACAAGATTTTGGAAAAGAGGCGCTCATTCGAACACCAAAATACGACGACTTCATAATATACCCTAATAACAAGGACCATCGCGAATCCATTGGTAATTGTTATAATATCTACAGTCGGTTTCAGCACAATCCAAGCCCTAACCCTGTAACACTGAAAGACATACCTAACAGTGCGTACGTCATGAAGCACATATTCGGAGAACAAGTCTTTTTGGGCTACAAATACCTTAAGGTCCTATACGAACGTCCCACTCAATCGCTGCCGATATTCACAATGGTATCAGAAGAGCGCGGCACGGGTAAGTCGACGTTCATTAATTGGCTCTCGTATATCTTTGGTGATAACACGGTTCAAATAGAACCGCAGATGCTTGTTAACTCCTTCAACGAATCGTACGCCACTAAAAATATCATAATGATTGACGAGTCGGTCGTCGAGAAGTCAACCGCCGTTGAAAGGCTAAAGACAATATCAACAGCCAAGATAATTAACGTGAACGCAAAGTTCGTCAACGCGTATTCAATTGACTTTTACGGAAAGGTAATAATGGCAACAAACAAAGAACGTGACTTCATGCGTGTCGATTCCGAAGAAATACGGTTTTGGGTGCGAAAAATAAAGCCCATACCAAAATCAGATTTCAAGGCAAACATTGAAGAAGGACTTAAGGCCGAGATTCCTAAGCTCATTAGATACCTCGATGACATGCCTCCTATTGATTATGATAACCTGCCATCTCGTATGGTCTTCACCGCCGAAGAATTACAGACTAAGCAACTGGAAGACGTTAAGGCGCATTCGAAATCAGCTTTGCGCAAAGAAATAGAGATATATTTTGAGGATTTCTGGGCTAACAACACTACGTTACCTTACGTCATGGCGACGCCTAAGGACATCAAAGATAAGTTCTTCCCTTACGACACCAAGATATCTCTCTCTTACATCGCCGATGTGCTGCGCGATCAGTTTAAACTGCCAGCGCCAGCCAAAACAATCAGATATACCCCATGGGGTGGATCAGAACTAAACCCTAAAGCAGGTTACCCGTTTAAATTTGTAAACCCGAATTACGAAGCTCCCAAAGACCCATTTTAGCCTCAATTACAAATCTGTTTACAAGTCAACTTATTGTAAATCAGAAAATTAACCCACATTTGTAAACTGTAAACGATTTTTCCGAAAAATATGCCCTTTCTAAAAAAAAATATTTTACGGCCAAATAGGGCCTTTTCAGGTTTACAAGTTTACAAATTATATATATATATAAATATAATATTAATAATCAAGTAGTTACAGCGTAAACTTTTTGTAAACCATTTTGTAAACCCAAAGTAAACTTTTGAAAATATGCGACAATCGGAGAATTACATGCAGGCACAAATAGTACAATGGTATTGGAATAATTACTGCCTAGCATCACACGAGCCTCGCTCGATAATACTACACATCCCTAACGAGAATCAGCACCGCCTAAGTAACCTAGGCGTTTACGCCGGCTGTGCCGACTTGTTTATCTCCCACAAAGGATTGCCCCTTTGGGTGGAAGTTAAGACGCCCACTGGCAAGCAAAGCCCAAACCAAATTAAATTTCAGTCGCACGCAGTGCAGTGCGGTATGAAATATATTCTTATAAGAAGTTTGGAAGATTTTAAAGAATTAATTATAAATTTAAATTAATGAAAAAAAAAAATATAATAAAGGCGTAAAGCGCTACGCCAAGCGATATTATGATCCGCTTTGTGATTTTCCTTTCATTATTGATTCGCCGTCAAGAGTCTTGAATGATAACAACAAGTATTTTTGCATTTTTGAAATGCCAAAAATTGAAAATAAATAACGAATTAAAAACGAATGGCACCAAAGAGCCCACTTAAGCACGCCTTCACTTCAACGAATCAGCCAACTAACAACGGAAGACCTAGGAGGTTGTTGTCGAAGATAAATATTGAACTGGAAAATGAAGGATTTGAGCGCGTAAAGAAATCTCAAATATTGGAAGCCTTTGAATTGCTATTGAACCTTCCCGAGTATAAAGTAAACGAAATAGCAACAAACATTGATTATCCTTTGTTTTTGAGGATGGTCGCTCAGAAGATAATGACAGAAGAAGCCACCGACTACATCGAGAAGATCCTTGACAGAGCACACGGCAAAGCTGAGCAGAAGAATCAGCAAGACTTGACTATTCATCAACCTTTTATTTTAAATTTTGGAGCTGACATTGACGCCCAAGCAGAGGGAAGCGCACAAGGCTATACAGTCGCATGATTTTGTTTTGTATGGAGGAGCCATACGTGGGGGCAAGACCTATTGGTTATTGCTTGAGTTAATAGGCATGTGCTTCACCTATCCTAAGTCACGATGGATAGTAGTTAGGCAATCATTGCCGACTCTTAAGCAAACCGTTTTGGTGTCGTTTGGGAAGCTTGTCGACCAAGGGCTAGGGCAATATATAGCTAGCTACAATCAATCTACTCAGACTGTCACGTTCAACAATGGCAGTCAATTAATCTTCATGGCAGAGTCCTTTGACACCGATAAGGAGTTAAACAGATTCAGGGGTCTGGAGATCAACGGGGCTGGAATAGACGAGATAAACGAGATACAAGAGGTCACGTTTTATAAAATATTTGAACGTGCGGGATCGTGGACGGGATCACCCAAATGTCCCATTAAAATAATTGCAACGGCTAACCCAACAAACAATTGGGTTAAAGAAAAGATATACGATAAATGGCGCGATAAAACGCTTAATCCTCGCTGGGCGTATATACCCGCCAAGATAACCGACAACCCTCATATACCCGAGGATTTCATTCGAAACCTTAAAGACAACATGCCAAGGTACCAATATGAGGTCTTCGTTAATGGCATATGGGATATTTCTCTTAAGACAGGAGGCGAGTTCTATAAATGTTTTGAATTGGATAACCATGTCGGAAAAACATTATACGATCCATTATTGGCACTGCATCTTTCGTGGGATGAAAACGTTAACCCATATTTGCCGGTAGGCATATTCCAGATAAAAGGAAAACACGTGATGATGATTGACGAGATAGCCGCCAAGTCGCCTAATAACAAGATTGATTGGGTATGCCGAGAGATAACACGGAGATATTGCAATCACTCATCTGGTATGTTCGTCTATGGAGATGCCACCTCTCAGAAGGAAGATGTGAAGCAGATGCAGGGGCACAATCTCTTTAGGCTTATACAACAAGGGCTATCGCAGTTTAAACCTCAACTGAGGGTGTCAGCAAGCAATCCTAGCGTTGTCGCTAGGGGCATGTTCATCAATACGATTTTTGAAAAACAATTTGAAGGGATATCTGTTACCATAGGTGATAATTGCAAGATCGCTATTCAGGATTTTGTAAATTTAAAAGAAGCGTCTGACGGAAATAAACACAAGGAAAAAGAAACCGACACCACAACTGGCGTTAGTTATCAGAAGTACGGCCATTTCACCGATTTATTTGATTATTTAATTTGTTTTGCTTTCCGCTCTGAGTTCGAGCGTTGGCAACGTGGCTCAGTATCGTTCTCTAATGTTCAGACGGGCAAGCGAATTTCAAAAAACGGGTGGTAATTTTCGTTGCGAATATCTGTGTAGCTACATATTTTATTATATGAATTTAGCTTTTGAATTTTTATTTTAAGCTAAATTCACATCATGGCTGGATATCTCGTTCTGAACGATTACAATGTTACTATCCAAGCGCCTGCATTGGCGCAATGGCTCGCATCTAATGACGCGCTAAGGTTGCAGACAGAGCCACGCGCACAAGCGAAGATAAAAGAATACTTAGTTCAGCGATATGACTTGATAGGCGAGTTCAAGCCTACAACTGTGTACAGCGATGCCACCACCTACCAAGCCAATGCGTTGACACAACTCAATTACCCTGCATGGGTAGCGCAGTCATACACCGTTGGGGCATACGTGAGTTTCACTGACGGTAATGTTTATCGTTGCATACAGAATGCAACATCAGCACAAACGCCTACCAACAGCGCTTATTGGTTAGTTATTGGAACGCAATATACATTATTTTATTTGGCTTATCCTTACCAAGTGTTCGACCTACAGTCCGTTTACGCTATTGGTGACAGAGTGTTTTGGAATGGCAAGATATACCAATGCCTGACAGCTACCACCTATCCAAGCCACTACGTTGACCTCCAAGCCTACGAATACAAGAACATACCTCCAATCAATTATTTTCCGGACGATAAGATCAACGGAGCGACTCAATGGGGAGCAGGTGTATCGTATAGCATTTCAAATATCTACCCAACTGAAACGGCAATGTCATGGTCAAGCGCAACGAGCTACACCACTGGTCAATTAGTTACTTATAATGGCGTTCTATGGCAAGCAATAAAATCAAATATTAACACAACGCCAGGAGCGGATATTGTAACGTGGCAATCAGTCACTTGGACACTTGGCGACAACCGCAACCAATCAATAGTTGACACCTACGTAGCGATAACATTGTATTACCTTTCGTTCCGAATCTCTCCAAAGGTGGTACCTCAATGGATCCAATCGAAGTACGACGAGGCTAAGTCTTGGCTACAACAAGCTGCTGAGGGTGGAATTACGCTTGATGTTGCAGAGCTTCAACCGTCACAAGGCGCGCGCATACGTTTTGGCGGAAATATAAAACAGCAAAATGGCTACTAAAAATAATGCGAGCTTAACCGCTCGAATAAAAAATATGTTCTTTCCGGGCGTCAAAGGCTCCGGACCTCCATCGCTTGACACTGGCAAGTATTGGACTGGAATCAACAACAACCCTAAGGAGCTCAATCAGTGGCGTGGTCCTGTACAGGTCAACCGAATCAAGGTTGACACGAGCATTTGGCGTACTGCCGTTGCAGAGGCTGAGAGGCCTTTGCCTGCTTTGCCTTTCAGGGTGCAGATGCAAACCATCTACCTTGACACGGTGTTGAATGGCGTCGTTCAATCGTGTATCCAGAAGCGCAAGAACTTAACACTTCTAAAGCAATTTCATTTGTGCGATGCCCAAGGAAACACAAATGAAGAAGCGACTAAATTAATTAATACAGAATGGTTTGCGCTAATGCGCAATTATATACAGGATGCGCAGTACTACGGCTACTCTTTGATTACGTTTGGCGATTTAATTGATGGCGAGTTTCCAAATGTTCAAATAACTAGAAGGACCGACGTCAGCCCAGACAGGCTTAACCTTGCGTCGTTCCCTTACATACCGACTGGCTTAAATTTCACGCAAGAGCCGTATAGCAACTGGTCGCTATGGGTACCAACAGCATCGGAGAACGGAGTTAGTAAGTGCGGCTATGGGCTGCTGTATAAGGTCGCATTGTATGAAATAATGATGCGCTCGATTCTTGGTTGGAACACTGATTATATTGAGCGATTTGGGCAGCCTACCACCGTTATCAAGACGATAAAAGACAACGATGAAGAGCGTAACAAGGCTGAGCAAGCCGCGCAGTCGTTAGGTTCGAGTGGTTATATGATTCTTGACATCAACGATCAGTTTGAACTGGTTGGAGCAAAAGATTCCGGTAGCGGATGGCAGTCGTATGACAACATGGAAGCGCGGTGTAAGAAGACAATAGCGTCAATATTATTGGGTCACGAGGATGCTATTTCGGGAACGCCGGGTAAGTTAGGCAGTCACCAAGGAGAGGATGATAGCCCAGTGGCAAAAGCCTTGGCCGAATGCGAAAGCATTGATACGCGTTTTGAAGAGCACGTGATTAATAAACATCTGCTTCCTAAGTTAATAGCGCTCGGAATCCCTATTCCCGTTGGGCTAGAGTACCGATTGAAGAACGACAAAGAGACGATAAAGGAGCGTGAGAACGAAGCTAAGAACGCTCAGGCGTGGGCTAACGTGGCACTTACTATGAGTCAGGCAGGTTTGAAATTAGACGCGTCTGAGTTCGAAGAGCGGACGAACCTAAAAGCATTAGACGAGCCTACGATGTCAAGTATGAGTAATACCGTCAAGGCGAAGTTAAAGGCAATATATAACAGCCATGGATAGCAAATGGATTAAGAAGCTACAAGAGCTGAAACAAAAAACAATTGAGCGCATCTATTCAGGCAAGGTGACACCTTTCAATCCGCCTCTGGATATCTATCACTTAACAAATGACGCACTTAAAGAGGCTTTTAAAAAAGGAGTTACAGCTGAAATTAGTTTCGACAAAATTGACGAGAAATTCATAAGCGAGATGCACGACAACATCTATTTTTTTTCGGGCGCAAAAGATTTTCAGCAAGTGTTGCAGATGTCAGATGCGTTACTTGATGATGATGGCAACCTACGTTCTTTTTCTGATTTCAAAGCCGAGGCAGAGGCTATATTTGACGAGTTTAACAATAATTGGTTGAGGGCGGAGTATAACACCGCCAACGCCACGGCGCGCAGTGCGGTTAAGTGGCAAAGCATCGAGGCTAACAAGAAGTCAAGGCCTTTTGTTCAGTATAAGGCCACTGAGGACGAGAAGATGTGCGAAATATGCGGAGCTATTGACGGCATGATAGCTCCAGTAGATAGCCCTGTTTGGAATGGTGAGGGCTGTGTTCCGCAGCACTTCAACTGCCATTGTGTCTTGATGTCTCTTGATGAAGATGATGCAGATAAGGCCGGCGGCTCGTGGTCTAAAAAGGAATGTGAAGATGCTATAGCCTCGCAAGAAGGTAAAAATAAATTGTTTAATTTTAATGCGGGAAAAGAAAAAAAACTATTTCAAGATTCCGGGAAGTTCAAGCACCCATATTTCGAAGTGTCAAAGAAGTACAAGCATTTAGCGGAGAAAAATTTTAATCTACCATTGTGATTATGGAAATTTTAAAAAAAGAAGTACAAGAAAAAGATAGGGCTATTGGCAATCAGCGCGCTAAGCCTATCTACGACGTGAAGCGACCTGTTGACTTGCAAGGCAGACAGTTGCCTATACCGCTACAGAAGATACACGCATGCGTTATGCACGCGCGTAAGTGGCATTTGGCATTGAAAACTATTTACCTATGCCCTTCATGGTACGAAACGCTAGACAGTTGGACACGTAGGCGTGCTACTGAGCAAGAGGCAGATTTGAAGTGGGAGTTGCTCACATGGGATGGTGTAGAGATTGAGATCATGCCTAGCAATCATGTCATTCGTCAGCAGTACGGTAGCGATGAAATTGATTGGATTTATTATGAACGTAAGAACGAATCATAAGATATGGGATCGCGGTTCACATACGACAAGAAGTTAGAAGCGCTTAGGCGCGCAAAGGTTGACATGCCTAAAGATCTGGCGTTGTCGGGGGAGCTATATTTCCAAAAAAACTTTGACAATCAACAATGGTCGGGCAGTAAATGGGCGCCACGCAAGAAGGAAACTAAAGCAAGTCGCGGACACAATATTCTAGTTAATACTGGTAGGCTGAGGCAAGCGATGCAAAACACTGTTCTATTTGCAGACTGGCATCTGATTAAATGGGGCGTGGATAAAAATATTAGTTATGCGAAATACCTCAACTATGGAACGTCAAAGATGCCGGCGCGTACATTTATGGGAGTAGATAATGGGTTAAAGGGAATGCTAAGAAGGAGAATAACAATATCGTGGAACAAAATATTTGAAGCGAAATGAAACAGGCTTTTTTGGCTTTACAAGCTTTTTTAATTGCGCAACTAAGCAGCGTGACACTCCCCTCGGGTGCTGTAGTATCTGTAAATTATGTAAGGATGTGGAACAATCAACTCGAACGGTTGATCAATGGTGATCAGTCTGATCTTTCGTTATTTGGAGTCAATGGCGATACGCCAGCGATACTTATCGAATTTGTATCGCCTGCTACAATAATGCATTTGGGTAATGGCGTGCAGATATATGATCCGTTGGATATTCGAGTTCATATATTGCATCAGTTCTTTGATGCGCAAGACGGCACGCAAGACCAAGATGTCGTAGTTCTTGACATCGCAGAAGCTGTTTATTTTGCGCTCAACAGTTGGTTTAGTTCAACCGTCGCTTATGGGCAGTTCGTCCGCATTAGTGAGGAATGGGACTACGACCACCCGGACGTGTATCATTTTGTTCAGACGTATAGAACAACTTATGTTGACACTGCAACTAATTTACCGATAGGCGGAACGCTATCAAGTTCTAACGACACATTAACCCTCAACATTCAAACTAATCAACAACCATCATAATGGCAAATTTTGTTGCTCGCACATATCAATCAATTCAAGCTCAAATAATATCTCAGGTTAACACGTTGTTGCCTGCTTTGACATCGACAAGCAAGGCCGCTTATTGGCAGGTCTGGTCTTTCATCGTTGCCGTATCTCAGTCGCTGATGGAGCAACGATTTGTCATACTGCAAAGCCAAGTTGAGGCACTTGTATCTAGCAACGTAGCTGCAACGGTGCCGTGGATAACTCAACAAGTGCTTTACTTCCAAGACGGCAATACTATTGAACTCCAGAGTAACCTTACATTTGCTTACCCAACACCATCTTATCCAACGCCTATAACATCGTGCGCCGTAGTGCCATTGCTAAATGGAGTCTTAGCCATTAAAGTAGCCGCATCAGGAGCTCCTTTGACATCTGCCCAGCAAACAGAACTAAAGGCTTACCTAGCTGCTATACTACCGGCCGGCATGGCTACTCAAGTCATATCTGCTTCAGGCGATGTTATTGCAGTTACATCTAACGTGTATTATAACGGGCAGTCCAATAGCGTTATATTGGCTAATACAATAGCAGCAATCAATAATTACTGCTCATTGTTGCCATTCAATGGCCTTGTGAGAGTGTCGGACATAGAGAAGGCTATATTAGCCGTTTCGGGCGTTGTCGATGTTCAATTGGTTAGCGTAGTAGTTACGCCTTCCTTGGGTAGCCCAGTTACATTAGTGAATGCTTCGCAAACGCTAATACGATCATACCAGACATATAGCGGTTATCTCATTAATGGAGATGGAGCAGGCGCTGACTTAACATTTATAACTGCGACATCATAATGGTTACATTACCTGCCATATACACAGACAATGAAGCCCTAGTGGGTTCTGACTTGACGCCTCCACAAAGGCGTTTACCAAATTGGTTAAACTGGATAGCCGCAATATTGTACCCTCAACAATGGCTTTCCAACCTATTCAACATGTGGTACACGGGATCCAATGCTCCTGCATGGGTAAGTGGAACGACATACGCATACGGGTACAGTGTTGTCGATATTGATTATTGCGTTTATCAATGCATCAATGTTTCAGGCATAACATCTGCATCACCTCCTCACCTAGACAGTGCTAATTGGATTGTGTTACTTGATAATTTTGTTGGCGTTGGTGAGCGTATGATGTATTCGTCACAGCTGGCAGTGCTTGAGTATCTATTGAATTATCAATACAGCGTTGGTGCGGTGTCATTGCCTTGGACAAGGGCCTCACAAACAACACAAATATACATAACAAATAATGTATCAACCAATAGTGCTTTATTCTTAACTAACGCGTCATCGTTGACCTTGACAGGCTACTTAATAAACAATAGCGTTGATGCTTCGCAGTTCATGCACAATGGATCAAGCTCTTTAAATTCTAATTTTACTATTCACGTGCCAAGTGCTGTAGCATCAGCAATAACGGCTAATCAACCTACTGGCGTTACCTACGCCAATGTCATTACCGCATTAGTAAGCAAATACGCTCAAGCCAATTATACCTTTAACATCGTAACATATTAAAAGACATGAATCAAATAAACACATCGAACGTCAACGACAGCTTAAACAGAGAACAGCCATTCCTTGCGCCATCTTTGGCTTTCGTTCAAGCCTCGACTATTGAGGCGCTAAACAATATTGTGGTAGGTCTTTTGGGGGCTAGTTACAGCACGTCAACGCCTTACGTATTGTTCGGATGCATTCGTTCTGGAGCCATTGACGGTGCTAGCTCGGGAAGTGTATCAATTACCGCTGGAGCAATATTTTACAATGGTGAAGTATTCACCGTTCCAGCATTCTCGGGTACTATGGCGAGCGCAAATGCAGTATATTTCACTCTGACCACAACTAACACAAGCCCTGACCCTGTTACCTTCTCGGATGGCAGTTCGTTCAATGTGCATAACATCAGGCAGATGGATGCAAGTGTGGCTACCAGCGGAACGTTTCCGCAATCGTATTGCCAGTACAACTCCTTTGCCCAAAAAGTGGCGTTACAATCTACGTCATCTAACCCGTCGGTAATAACGCCTAGCGATGGAATCGTAAGGTTATATTACGTAAGTTATCGGGGAACAGCTACATTGTTCAACAACCCGGGAGACGTTGCGCAATTAACGACTAGCTTGAATAATAGCTATGCCGGTGGGTTCGTCATGGATACGTGCACGGTGCGCTTGTCTAACTCTGGAGGAAGTGGAGCCTACGAAACAATACAAACCGTTGTGATGCAGACCATCAAGGGAATACTGCCAGGAACCACTATCAGCGTGTCGCACAACACGACTGGAACCTCCGGAACAGGAACAGCCACATTGGGGAATGAAATATTGTCGATTACAGAACTTTAGGCAATAAAAAAAAGGGTAGCCCGTGGTTGGATAGCTACCCTTTTTATGACCCTCAGCGATGGGGGTTTTTTTATTGGTTTATTGACCCGTTGATCTTAATCACATTGTATGCTATTGCCGCAGCTTCTGTAATTGTTAGCGATTCCAAGCTATTGGTTATACCTTGAATTTCGGCAACCTTTTTTAAGTTTATGGTAAACGTGTTTACCTTTGCGGTGTGGCTTAACTCTTCGTTGTACTTCTTGTAGTTTGCAAGCTCTTTGCCTGTCTCAAGCAGCGCCTTTTCAAGAGCCGAGTTTTTTGCTTCTGCTGATTTTAGAGCTAGATATTCTTTTTTTTGAATTCTCACGCGCTCAGGCGCTTTTGCTTTTGCTTTTTTCATTTGGTTGGATTTTTTTTAGTGCCCGTCATCGGGCATTGGTTGTTTGCGTGGCTTTGGCTTGCTCGCACGCAATCGGAGCATGTTAAGTCTTGGTGTTGTTGTTTGTTTTGGCTTCATATATAGCGACGAGCTTTCGTTGTTCGGGTTCAGGCAATGAATCGTAATATTTTTTAATTATTTCTTGGCATAGTGTCGCTGAGCCAATCATCTTACATTGTTTGTCGGCAATAAGCATCATGTACTGACGAGGCTTGAGGGAGATAAGTATCGTTCTTTTCATTTAACAAATATATGTTTTTTTATGTGCGAATTATAAGAATAAATAAAAAAAACACTTGTTCCAAATTAAATTTACACCGTATGCCATTTTTGCCACCAAAATCGTTACAGTATTGTGAGAATATCGACGTCGATGTTCCAAAGATGTTCATTGACAAAGAGATTGGTGGAGACGGCAATGTACAAGGTGGCGAGTTCTTGCGTGAGCTACTGTATATCAGCGATGACGTGAAGAAGTCGAAGATTGAAGTATGGATAAACAGCCCTGGCGGAATAGTAACAGAAGGGCAGAGCATTTACGCTTCAATTCTAGCTAGCAAAGCACCAGTTGATACTATCTGTTTTGGTATTGCTGCATCAATTGCAGGTGTTATCTTTCAAGCTGGTCGTGTAAGAAAGATGTACGACTACGCAACGCTGATGTACCACCCTGCTTATAGCGATGATGGCAAAGTTGACAAAGGGCTCGAAGCCCTTAACCGCGCGATTTGCGTTATGATTTCGTCTAGAACCGGCAAGTCAGAACAAGATATTTGGGCCATCATGAACAGAGGCAAGGCAACCGACAAAGGCACATGGATCGGCGCACAGGAGGCTCTTGAGCTTGGATTTTGCGATGAAATAATTAAGTCCAACTCAAAAAACAAGAACAACACGGACGTTTACAAATACGGAAATATAATTTTAAATAGAAACAATAACAAACCAAAACCAAAGCAAATGAAAGCAGTAATGAACCGCTTAGGCTTGAACGAAGAAGCGTCAGAGGCTTCTGCTTTAGCCGCTGTTGAAGATTTGAAAAAGTCTTACGAAAAAAAGAAATCTGACCTTGACGATTTAAAAAAGAAGCTTGAGGACAAGATGAAAGAATGCGATGACCTAAAAAAGGAAATGGACGCTTTGAAAGCTAAAACCAAAGCAGATGCAGAGGAAGCGGACAAGAAAGCCAAGGCCGAAGAAGAAGACAAAAAGGCCAAGAAAGCAGACGAAGAGCTAAAGAACGCTGTATCTTTTGGCAAAATTAAAAACGACGCTAAAGTAATCGAAACATTTAAAAATGCTTTTTTGAAAGATTTCGAAGGCACTAAATCTCTTGTTGACGCGATTCCGGCTACCAAGAACTCAGTAGAATTTAAAGCGAACGACGAAATAGTTTTAAATTACACGAAAGCAGAATTAGCCGCTAAGTCAGTTGGTCTAACACCTAAGGACGGTGGAAAATATTACAACTTCATCAAAATTCACGAATTAAAAAACAGATAAAAAATGCCAGAAGCGCTAATAGTATCAGAACAAGTGTATGCAGGAGAAGCCGCAGACTTCTTCCTTACACGCCCAGTTGTTGAGATGGACACGTATGAAAAGGGAGCCATCGCATTGATTAATGGAATCAAAAAACAATATACCCTTGACCGTTTAGAAGTGTCTAACTTCATCCAAGACGCGGCAGCGACGCCCGTTTCGCAAGGATCTATCCTTGTTGACTACAAGCAGTTAGTTCCACAACGTTTTGACCTTTACATGGAGTTCAACCCACACGATTTTGAAGTGTCGTTCTTTGCGCCTGAGTTGCAAAAGTTGTTGCTAGACCGTGCGTTGCCTCAAACAGCTAACAACTACTTGTTGTTACAGTTGATGCGTCGTGTCAACCAGTACTACGAATATGCTGTATGGCAATCACGATTGGCGTACAACCCAACTACTGGAACAGAGACAGTGCCAGCAGCGTTGACTACCGCAACTAAAAATAATAATTTTTATTACTTTGATGGCATCATCGAGAAGTTGTTGAACGATGCTAACACTATACAAGTGCCTAGCCCGGTAACGTTGACATACCTCAACATCAGGTCTCAGTTTGATACCGCCATCAGCCTTGTTCCTCCTGCGCTGTTGGGCAAGTATGGACCAGAAGGGTTAAAGATTCTTGTTTCTTACAACACATGGTTGTTGTATAACCAAGCATTGAGAGAAGACGCCTTCAAAAACCAAAACACTACCGAGAAGTCGCAAGATATGTGGAATGGTTACGATTTGGTACGTTGTGCAGGTATTCCTGACAACACATTCTTGATGTGTATCGCTAACCCTAACCCAATGAGCTCAGTATTGTTTATTGGCGTGAACGAGTTCGAAGACAAACAAAACTTGAAGATGTCACCATTACAAAATAACTCTGACCTTTGGTTTGTTCGTGCAGAACAAAAAGTAGATACTCAGATCGGATGGACTGACCAAGTTGTATTATATACAACTTTGACCGCTTAAACTAACCCAAGGGGGAGGGCAACACCTCCCCCTTTAAAAAACTAAAAAAAATGAAAAAAATAATATTCTCTTTGATTCTTGTAGCCTCAATAGGCTTATTTGCCTCAGCACAAAACACTACACCACGTTGGGGAAGTGGTCCGCCATCAAACGACAACACTGGTCGTATATTGACGTATAACTACGTTGCATACACCGAAGTAGCTGGAGCCGACACGTTGAAACTTGTACCAAATGCTTTTGAGAATTTGGTTAAACCAACAGCCATCAACGACTCGATTACAATTGTGTTGAAATCAAATACTAACGCCTTCGTAGGTGATGCGATCAAATTTCAATTCCTAAATAAAACGTCAACTAAAAACAACGTTAAGTTTAGAAATAGTGGGTCCAATTCTGTAGGTGGATTTGCATTTTTGTCTGGCGATAGTACATTAGCACTTACATCAAGCAAGCGTGCTATTGTTGTGTTTACTTTTGACGGAGTTAAATGGGTAGAAACAAGTAAGGCGGTTCAATAACCGCTTTACACAAAACTTAAAATATCATGTCTTACACTAAAGGAACAAGATACAGTCAAGAGCCTAGCAATGGCGGACAAAACGCGCTATACGTCAGAGAGATTCAAACGCCTGCTTACGCAGCGAGCGTAAAGATCACCGTCAATGACCCTTTGGCAGAGGACATCACAGTGCTATTCAAACAATGTACTGGCAACATGACCATTACGGCGGACACTACCATCCCTTATGATGGTGACCAAATGATCATGAAGATTCCAATGGATTCAACCGGACACACAGTAACGTTAAGTAATGGGTTCACAGTAACATCTTCTACTATTATAGGTACAGCAAACAGCATCGTGACATTCAATTGCATCTTTGATGCACAGACCCAAACATGGGTAGAGTATGCACGAGCAATAAACTAATATTCAAACCATAAACCAACCCAACCATGGCCAAGCAAGACAAATCAACGTTGCAAGTAACTAAAGCTCTACATCAAACTCTTAAATATAACCCTAAGATTAAAGAGGTTTATTTTAATGAGGACGGTGATTTCTTTTTCAAAAAACACAAAGTTAAGATTTACCATTATGATCCTGAAACTTTAATCAGCTCAGGAGTTGAAGATGTCGAATCTTTGCCCGGCGTTTCAAAAACGGCCGTAAGGGTGAAGACTGTTACTAACGGTGTTGCGCAATATCAATTCTCGTTAGTCAACACGGACCACAAGCCAATAGCTGCGACCTTTACTAGAGAGGAAATCCTTTCTATGCCGGCCGTTGCGGAAAAAAGAACTGAAAAAGAAAAGGTTGAGATTTTATTGGCCGCCAAGGAGATTGCCGAAAGCGGAGATCTTGAGGCGTTACTTGCAAAGATGAAAGCAACAAAGTAATTTAACAAGGTCGGGTAATACCGACCTTAAAACAAACTAAAAATGGGCACATTTCAAACCGGATTCTCGTTCAATAAAGCTATAACTACCAATGGCGCACCACTTCCTGGGCAAGACTACGTGACAGGGCTGTGCTTATATGGAACAGCTCCTAGCGCTTTCCCTTCTGCAGGTTATAAGCAGATGTTTAGCGTTCAAGATGCCATTAACGTTGGCATTACGCCCAACAGCACTGACGAGACTCAAGCCGCAGGAGACCTCGCTATGACAGGAGCATCAGGGGCAGGGTTGACTTTAATTGTTAAAGTTCAAGAGCCCATCAATCCAACTAACACGGCAACAAATCCTAATTTGATTACGATCTGTTCCTACACTACCGTGGCAGGCGACACAACCGCTTCTACATTCGCTACTAACTTAGCAGCAGCCATCAACGCTAACCAAGCCAACAATGGCGGTTATACCGCAACAGCATCTACCAGCACCGTTGTGTTGACCGCACGTAAAGGACTCGGAACATTTTTAAACTCAGGCTCACCGATAAGCGTGTCAGGCACAGCGGCAGCAGATGTAACGGTGACTCAATTCGCCTCAGGGGTAGCATCTGTGTACAACAACTGGTATTATCATATTTCAGAGTACTTTAGGCTTAGCCCTAACGGCGTCCTTTGGGTGAGTGTCACAAGTGCTCCGAGCACTGCATTCACAGAGGTTCAGACCTTGCAACAAAACGCTGTAGGCGTGTTGAGGCAAGTAGGTGTATATGCTCCAAGCCGCACAGTCGTATCTAACGCAGCCGCTGACGTGGCAGCATTACAAGCTATTGCAAGCACCTTAGAGAGCAATAAGATGCCGTTATCTATTGTGTACGCAGCAGATATGCATAGCGTATCCGATTTGACAACATTGCCTAATCTTTCAGTGTTGAACTCTAACTACGTATCTATTAACATCTCGCAAGATGGAGCAGGGCAAGGTTGGGCATTATATGAGGCTTATGGCAAATCCATAACCAACATAGGTGCGTTGTTAGGCTGCATAAGCGTTGCACCAGTATCTCAAGATTTTGCGCAGCCAGTGCCTACTTATAACATCAGTAATGGAAGCGAAAACAACGTTATCGCATTTGCTAATAATATATTATTTACGAGCGTTTCGTCAACGTTGCAAACGCAACTAGACAATTATCGTTACATCTATGCCGGCAATTATGTTGGATACACAGGGACGTTCTTTAATGACAGCCATTGCGCTAATTTGTCAAATACTTACTACTCGTATATCGAACAAAACAGAACTGAGAATAAGCTTGAGCGTATTCTATATTCCTCTTATTTGCCATATTTGAAGTCTCAAATTCAACTAAACAGCGATGGCACCATCTTTAGGCCTCTAGTTTATTCTCTTCAATCAGTTGGGAACAACGCGTTGAACGTAAACATGGCAGGTCAAATAAGTGGTGTTGAATGCATCATAAACCCGTTGCAAAACGTCACCACGCAAGGCGGATTGGTTGTTACGGTATATTTCATTCAGAACGCAATTGCACGTACAATAACAGTTAATATTAACGCGGTAAACTCGTTACCTTCAAACCTATAAAACAATGGCAGCACCTTTAATTAATGGCGTTAACTACGCATGGTCTAACATCACTTGGATGTGGTACGGATTGCCCTTGATTGGCATCAAGTCAATCAACTATGAAGCGAAACAAAAGAAAGAGCTCAACTACGGCAATGGCGTATATCCAATATCGGAAGCTGTTGGCAATTATGAATATGACGCTGACATCGAGATATACGCGGACGAGTGGGCTAAGATAATCGCAGCTGCACCAAATGGTGATCCATTGCAAATACCGCGTTCAGATATGCAGATCTTCTACGGCGGTAGCCGGGTAAATCAAAAGGTCGACATCTTACAGATGGTATCGTTCACCAATGACCCAATCGCGGTTAAACAAGGCGATACTATGGTAAGCGTAAAATTAAAATTATCAGTTGCAGGTTTAGCGCATCAATAAACACATAATCCAACCAAAGATGACAATTGAAGAAATAGAAAAAAAAGCAAAGGATCTTTCGCAAAAACTTGATGGCGAAAAGGTAACGCCAATAGTGCTCAACCACGAAGGTGAACAAGTGATTGGTTATTTTCGAGAGGTGTCTTACGACATCAGGCTGGCAGCTACCGATGCATTCATTGACAAGCAGACAACTAAAGCAGCCGAATGGGTTATGCAAGACGCTTTAATTAAAGAAGAATCTGACCCGCGCATCATGAGCCAAGCGCGTAAAGACGCTAATATCCGGGCATCGTTTGTTATGCAAGCGGTTAAGCTTGTCGCTCCTTTGGTTGACGAGTATAAAAAAAAATAATTGACGCACGCGAGAAGATAAGGGGCGACGGAGGGAAGAACAAGGGGAGCGGATATGAGCGTGATTTGGCTCTTATCCGCTTTTATTTTCATCTCGATGCGCGTGGTTTGAGCATCGAAGAGTTTGTATATATTAGAGAGCAGTTGTATTACGCTCTCGAAACAACAGGACAAATGAAATCAACATTATGAGCGTAGAGACGGTTGAGACGCAACTAAAACTAAGCGGTATAGGCGATGCGGAGAAAGGGTTGGAATCACTCAAGGAACATGCTGAGGGAGTCCATGAGGCTATGGGTGAGCTCAAGAAGATGTTCCTTGAGGTATTTGCAATAGAGAAGATAATTGAATTTGGCAAAGAGTCTTTTAAAGCGTTCACAGATGCAAATATGGCATCTGCACAGTTAGACGCCACATTGACATCAACCAATAACGCCGTTGGGTTATCGCGCGAAGAGCTCAACAAGCTATCCGAAGACCTGAGCAAAAACAGCCTATATACAACTACCGCTGTTACTAGCATGCAGTCGGTGTTGACAACCTTCACAAGCATACATGAGGATGTCTTTCCGAAAGCTCAACAAGCTATAGCCGACCTAGCAACTAAGATGGGTGAGGACCTTCAGAGCGCCGCTATACAAGTAGGTAAGGCGTTACAAGACCCTGTTCAAGGCATAACAGCTCTGAAGAGGGTGGGTGTTAACTTCTCTGATGAGCAGAAAACTGTCATCAAGAACCTAGTTGACACTGGTCACGCTGCCCAAGCGCAGACAATGATTTTGAAAGAGCTAAATACAGAATTCGGAGGTTCGGCTGAGGCAGCCATGAGAGCCAACCCATGGGGCGCATTCAAGAAGGACATGGAAGAGACCGAGGTGTCGGTTGGGAAATTGATCAATATGGCATTAGTACATCTTATACCCGTTCTAACAAGCATAAGTAACGCGGTCAAATCAACCTCAGAGTGGCTCAAAGAACACAGCGAGGTGTTAAAGGCTGTGGCGTATGTAGTTGGTATCTCTGTGGCTGCCTTCGTAACTTACAAGACTGTACTATTTGCTATGGAAGCCCCAATGTTAGCGGTAGCAGCTGCGCAATGGGCTATTAACGTGGCGATGTCAGTAAACCCAGTTGGATTGATAATAGCTGGGGTAGTCGCTCTTGGATTAGCTCTTTATGAATGTTTCCAACATTTTGAAGTATTCAGGCGTGTTGTTTTAACAACATGGGAAACAATAAAACAATTCTCGATAGTGCTATTTGACTCGCTAATATTTCCATTCACAACCGCTTATCATGCAGTAATGGCGCTCAACTCAGCTCTTGTTGGCGACTTTTCAGGAGCCAAGGCCCACATAAAAGAAATAGGAAATAATTATATGAGCATGGTCAATGATGTCACAAGCGGAGTGAAGTCAATATCAAGCTCTTGGAATGCCGACTACTCTGACAAGTCAAGCGCTGCCAAAGGAATAGACAGCAAGTTAAATAAAAAAGGTAATAATATTGCAAGTGGAGCGCTTACACCTGCATCAGACAGCTCAAGCGTATCAGGAACAAAACAAGTAATTATTAACGTGTCGATTAACAAGCTTGTTGAGCTCCTTAAAATTGAATCGGCAAATATTAAAGATGGCGCTAACACCGCAAGCGCTGACGTAGCAAGGGCTCTGTTAAGTGCGGTTAACCAGTTCTCAGCATCGGCAGATATATGAACGAATTTACACAAGCAGGAATTACCATTGCTTTGGATCAGTTGGGAATACCAACTGATCCGTACAGCGCAGTTGTGCAACTATTGGAAGCCAATAGCACACCTGTTCAAGGTAACAATTATTCAGGACTATTTAAGTCCGTTCCTACGCCTGATAACCCGGATGCTCAAAGCCGAATAGGTACTGCCGTATATGGCAACCTTCAAATATTTGCAGGATCGTATGTCAACACGTCAGATGGTACTACTATTACTTACGATGCGTTCCACATCGACACTATTATAATGACAGCCACACAGACCCATAACGTCGTGTTGACGCCAATACAAGGAAGAGATGGCGAGGTTGTTGAATATGTAGGCAAGGCTTCATTTAGGATTAATTTTAAAGGCGGTTTTTTCTCCTCCGGCAACACACGCCCTAACCTTGGCAACTTCTATCGAATGATCAACAGTAACCAGCCTATAAGCGTTTACTCTTCATTCTTGCAAGAGCTTGGCATAAGCGAGATAATAATACTTGATAAAAACATACCTCAGGTAGAAGGTGGTTACAACTATCAAGTATTTGCGTTCAACGCAATAGTTAACACTCCGGTTATATTGGCGCAACAAATAAACGTGTCATGAGCTTAATCCTAAAATGTCGCATAACTATTACTCAGTCACCAACAACAGCATACCCAGACAGAGGTAACACTTACGTTATTGACTCGGTTAACGAAGTGCAAATAAAGTCGAGTTGGAAAGATCTGACATCAACCGCTCATGTTGTGCTTCCTAAAAACGTGGCCGTGCAAAATTTGGACGGTTCTCAATTCAATCTTATAGACAAGCCAACCTATGTACCAGTAGCAGGAACAACGCCAGTGCTGTTGCGTGGCGACCAAATTAAAATTGAGCTAGGTTACAGATACCAGAACTCAAACAATATTTGGGTTGAACAATACAACACAGAGTTCAAAGGTTGGGTGGCAAAAATAAACCCTAAAACACCTTTGGAGATAGAGTGCGAGGATAACATGTACTTGCTGAAGCAGGCGCAATGTCCAAACATGGTGTTCCCGGCAAGCAAGTACAACGTTCAAAGCATCATAAACTACTTGTTGTTGAATCCAACGCAAATAACAGATACAAGTAGTTCAGGATATGTTTTTCAGAAGAAGGTGCTCATACCTCAGTTGGCGCAGATTCAACAGTTCAACGGTGTTGGCGCATCGCTCAACATAGCTACAAATGTTGGTGATTTTAGGACGGTCAACGATACCGTAGCATCTGTACTTATGCGACTAAGAAAAGATTACAAGTTAGAATGTTTTTTTCGTCCGACATTGCAAAACGGCATTCCCGTTGATTTTAACTCGCTCTATTGCTCAGGCATAGTGTATTACCCCGACGACTATTACAACGTTGCTAATGGGCAATTTACGCCCGTGGCTTACGGATTTCAGCAGAACATAACCGACAACGGACAAAATCTATTATATCAACGTACTGACGACATTAGGCTAGGAATAAAAGCATATAGCGTCGGGAAGTATGAGCTCAATGCAACCAATAGCGCAGGAGGAACTACCACCAAGAGTCAACGCCTTGAGGTCGTTGTAGGCGACAAAGATGGCGACCTCAGGACTCAATATTTTTTCCCTTCGACCAACACTTCACCTTCGCTTGACCTAGCAGCACTTACTACCTTGGCTACGCAACGACTCAACAAACTAAAATATGAAGGGTGGAGAGGTTCGTTTGAGTCGTTCGGCTTGCCTTACGTTCAACATGGCATGTGTGTGTCAATTAACGACAGCGTAGCAAGTGGCAACCTTGTCTTTGGAAATCAAAATTTAACGCTTGAGCGCGGTGGCGTATATATGGTGAAGGGAACAGAGGTACGTTTTGGAATGAATGGATTTCGCCGTAAAATTGATTTGCATTTGAGGATGGACAACAATCAGTTCACACCGACTGAAATAAGTAATGGCTTATGAGCAATAACAAAGATATAGAAGTAGCAGTACAGCGCCTTGCCGGCACATATTTGAAAGACATATTGCAAATATTTACTTGCACAGTGAACAGCGTTAGCCTCGCCTCACGAACATGCGACTGCACGCCAATAGGTAGTGATAGCTCAACAGACTTGCCGGGCGTGTTGCTCATGGCTGAGGCCGACAACGGAATGCTTATTGTCCCAAAGATTAGAAGTACAGTAGTCGTGGCTCTATCGGCTCGTAACCTTGCATTTGTTATTATGTATAGTAAGGTGCAATCCGTTCAGTATGGTGACGGAACTTTTGGCGGCATGGTTAAGTTAGTGGATGCTTCGGACATCAATGCAGGTTTGTTGGCGAGGATTAATAAAATCGAAACACTTTTGAGCGACCTGATTGTTAAATATAACGTACATACACATGCTTCATCAGGAGCGCCTCCGGTGCCACTTGAGACAGGCACAGCAACAATTACAACACGCGCAGAACTTGAGAATATTAATATAACGCAAGGATTATGAATCAAGATTTTTTACTCGACCCTAATTCGGGCGACCTTCAGATACTTAACGGTGACTTCAATGTGGGCGCATCAGACACGCAACATGTGCAAGATATAATAACGTCTTTCGCTGGTACGTTTAAGCAGTTCCCAACGCTTGGCGTTGGTATCATGCAATATTTGAAATCCCAAAACGGAGCGCAAGCAGCACAAGCAATAGTGACGCAGTTGCAGTCAGACGGTTATCAAGTGGATAAGGCGGTCGTATCTAACACTAATGGCTCATTACAGGTGTCGTTCCCAAATGGAATAAGCCATGCTTAACTACATCGGACAGAGCGGACAGAACGTGTTTGACCTTGCATTGGTAACTGTTGGCGACATCAACCAAATGTATGCAATGCTTCAATCCAACGGATTAAACATAACTAGCGACCCTACCGGTCAGGCAGTTCAATACACGCCTGCGCCTACTATACCACCGACAACTCAGGCTAGTGCCGTTTATTCGCCACCTACTACGGCGACATTCAACAGCGTGGCAAATCAAAATATCTTTGACGTCGTGTTGCAAACTTGTGGTGATTTGAATACGACATATAGATTAATGGAAGAAAATAATTTTTTATATATAAACCAGACGGTTTTGCCTAACAATTTATTTATATTTAATCCATCGCAAATAAAAGATACGTTACTTGTAAGATACTTGCGGTCAAATGGACTAATTATAAATACATCTGTCTCTCAAGTAGGGATAAAAGTATTCAGCACAGAAGATGAAACTTTAATATTCAGCACAGAAGATGGAAGCAAAGACTTCACGTATGAGAGCTAAGGCGGTTATAGGGTTACTTTGTTGCGCTATATTTGCTTTTGGGCAAACGCCAGTGCCATTTAGCACATTGCCTACGTACAAAGGCGTTACCGACACTGCTAATGATAGAATAGTATTTCTAAAATATAACAACGGCACGGGCAAATATGGTAACTATATAATTAGCCCGGGAACGATTGAAAAAAACATTGTTCAGGATAGCGGTATAGCACCCGGTTACGGTATCAATAAGACCAACGCTAAGCCAAGGGTGTTGAGTGCAGATACTACCACAAGCACAGGGCTAGTTAGCAAGAGTAGGTTAACAAAGGCAATAGCAGGAGCAGGAACGGTTAAATCAGTTGCAACAGGTTATGGATTAAGTGGAGGTACGATAACAAGTACAGGTAATCTAGTAGCCGACACAACGGTATTAGCAAGTCAAGCAAGGCTTACCAAGTCATTAGCTTTGTACCAAAAAAGTATTTCACTCACCACAACAGGAACCAGTGGGAGTGCTTCATTTACGTCTAACACGCTCAATATACCTACATATCAAAGTGCATACACCAACCTCACTACTATTGGAGGGCTTAGCAACACATCAGGATATCTACTCAACAACGGAAGCGGTACTTTTACGTACGGAAATCCGATTCAAGATAGTGGTGCTGCTAACTCATGGGGTCTCAAGATAACAGCAGCTAAGCCAAGGTTGTTTAAGGTTGACACAGCAACGGGGAACGCCAATGGAGCAAGGTTAGCTACGCAATATTGGGTAACTAAAAACGCGCCCAAAGGATGGGGATTAACAGGTAATGCAGGAACTACTGCAGGTACTAACTTTATAGGAACAACGGATAATGTAGGACTTGTTTTTAAAGTAAATAATACACTTTCAGGTAGTATTGATATTGTTAATAATAATACTTCATTTGGTTATTCATCACTTGCTAACAATACAAGCGGCTCGGGTAAATATAATAGCGCATTGGGTTATAATGCGTTAGCGGCTAATTCAACAGGTGCTTATAACACAGCAATGGGTTATAATGTTGCAAGCACTAATCTTTCAACAGGCTCCAATAATATTATAATTGGTTCAAGTTGCGATATGCCTGTAGGTGGCGGGGCTTATTCTAATAGCTTAATATTGTCATCTGGTTCTGGAGCTACTGTTAACGGTTCAAACATGGGCGTTATAACTAATGGCTCCTCTTACAATTTAAAGCTTGGAGTTAATCAACCAACCCCAACTGCTGCTCTTCACGTTAAAGGTACAGGAACGACTTCAAGTACAAATACACTTAGAGTTGAAAATAGTAGCAATACGGTAGCATTGCAAGTCAATGATGGCGGTTTTGCTGCATTTGGTATGACTCCAACAAATGATTCAAGGTTACAAATTCAAGGAACAAGTAGCGGCTCTAGTTATTCGAGTTTAAGAGTTTATAACTCTAGTTCATTTGAAACATTTAACTGCATGGATAATGGCGGAGTGGGTATGCTTGGTGTCCATGCACCCTCTGCTGGTTACTTAACTATTGGTGCACCGCAGACATTAAGCGGAATAAATGTAAATACCGCCACAAATGGTTTAAGTAGAGTAATTAATGGAAGTGCTGAATATGGTTGGGTTACAAATGGTTATGGTTCTTATGGTAATTTTGCACCAACATCACTTGGAGGTGCGTACTTAGATAATACTAACGGCGGACCAACGTTAATAAGCTCTAGGGGTGGTTCTATTTATTTTGGAAGTTTGACAGGAACAACTAACATAATGCAAATTGCTACTGGAACCTCTAAAATATCAATGAACGGACAAATAAGTATTAATACCACAACACCTGACGCAAGTGCCATTATAGATATTGAAACAACCACACAAGGATTTTTAGCACCTCAGATGACAACCACACAAAAAAATTCTATTTCATCCCCCAAAGAGGGTTTGATGGTGTATGACTTAACACTGCACAAACTATCTTACTATAATGGTTCATCATGGACAAACCTTTAAAATCTAAAACAATGAAAAAACTATTTTTACTTTTATTTTCCTTACCTCTAATTGTTTCGGCACAGATAACTAACAAGCGCCTTGACTACGACACATCCAAGACTGCTTATAATCAATTGACTATCCACGATTGCCACATCGAGGGAGATAATAATGTCATTAGGGTTATGTACACGCTTGACTTGGTGAACTCGAAAGGTGTAACTTTATCAACAGGACAACCGCAAGTATATACACGCTATGGAACTAAGTATGATAGCCTTCGGGCTTCATCATTAGGGCAAATGCTATTTGGATTATTTCAATTGGATGCGTCTAAGGTGGATAGCGCTAAGAACGTATTTAGATTGATTCAAACACATCCGTAAAATGACCCCAATAACGCGAGATAAAGAATCGTTCACTATCAGGGAGATAGTGCGCGAACACATTGATACGACAACAGCTGCAATGTATGAGACCAATAGGCAGTTAAATGAGCTGAACATCAAAATAGCGCTTGTCATTCAAAAGAACGAAGAAAAAGAAAAGAAGATCGAAAAACACGAAGCCGCGCTTATTGAGATAGATAGACGGCACCACGAACAAAAGGGCGCTTTTTGGCTGCTAGGCGTTAGCTCCGCTGCAATTGGTAGTGTTGTTGTTTTATTTGCTAAAAAAATATTGCACCTATGAATATAACCGTACAGAGATTTGACGAACAAGACGCCATGTATAGCGATGCGATGGTTACGAACAACGACATCCACAAAGGTGTTGTTGGAACTTTTGGATTTGTATTTGGTCAACTACTCGATGACCAAGGGAAATTTATTTGTTACACGCTTGAGCGTAAGGACACGCTAATAAGCGAAGGCACACGCAAATATAAGTTATACTACTCGCCCGCCAACCGGTGTGTCGTTCCTATCTTTGAAGATGCGCCAGGTAGTGGCACTTATGACAGGTGCTTCGAGATGCACCCTGCTAATTTCCCGTACGAACTTAAAGGATGCACAGCCGTAGGCCTTGGGCTTACACAAGTAGAGCTCACGCAATCGAAAGCGGCATTTTCAAAAATAATGGCGCTATTGAACGGCAACGAAGGAACGGTAACTCATGAAAAGAGGGTGGCACTATGAGTGTAGCGCTATTGACTTGCATCTGTATTCTTGGACTATCTGCACTTATTACAAAAGAAAATGGATAACCAAAAGAAGCTACTTACTGCTATTGTGTCGCTTGCCATCGCATCATTAAGCTTATTGCAATCATGCTCAAGTGGCAAACATATTCATAAAGGTCAATTAACAATTAAAACTGAAAAACATGAGCTTATTAAAATTTGAACAAAAAATTAAAGCAATCGCCACATCCATAGAACATGAGGTAGTTATTTTGGCTAAGGATGCTGAGGGCATTGTACCATTCTTGGTTAATACAGAACTAGCAATCGCAGGCAAAGACTTGCCTAAGACTGGCAATGCGGTAGAAGATGACTTCTTAACCGTTGTTAAGTTGTTGGCTCAGCTGCCTCAATTCGCTGGCGACTCTAAAGCCGTTGCATTGGCTGCCGAGGCGGTTATCAACGTAGTATCTACTATTCAAAATAAAACCAACTGAAACATGAACTCACCATTATTCACCGTGAACGAAAAGCAATGGGCAAAAGGCTTGTTGCTTTCGGTAATTGGAGCCTTCGTTGGCGGCATACAAGGCATATTATCAAGTGGGCATCTGCCTTCAACATTGGCGGAGTTGCAGCCAATAGCCATTGGAGCGCTTAGCGCTGGCGTGGCATATATAGCACACTCTTTCGCCTCCAACGAAAACGGAACGCTTGGTAAATGAATATTGAGAACCTTGTATTTAAAGGGGGTGGTGTGCTTGGAGAGGCTTACGCTGGTGCGTACACCATAGTGTCGCCACTTGCGCCAAATGTTAAGCGAGTGGCTGGAACATCAGCTGGTTCAATGATGGCGCTCATGGTAGCGCTCGGATACACACCTGACGAGATAACAAGCGTATTGGATGCCACGCCGTTCCATTCATTCATGGACAGGTCTAGTTGGATAGGCCATATATTGAATGAGCTTCGATATTACGGATTCTATACCGGTGATGCTCTCATGCGATGGATCCAAGCGCAAATTAAAAATAAAACGGGTGCGAATAATATCACGTTTGCCGATTTTAGAAATCTCGGATATTTAGATCTTACAGTAGTAGCAACTAACGACATAACAAATGAGGCGGTATATTTCAATTGCGCTAACACGCCCAATACAATTGTCGCCGAGGCGGTAAGGTGCTCAATAGCGATACCGTTATTCTTTCGGGCCTTCAAGCCTTCTCAAGGCGAATTCATAGGTGCTCCCTTCGTGGATGGTGGTGTAGTGAATAATTACCCTATTTCTCTATACGATACAGCAGAAGGCGCCAATGAAGCCACGTTGGGTCTATTCCTTCACCACGACGCACCATCTTCAACGCTTAGCGAAGGCCACCTATTAGCCGAAATTAAGGATACGTTCCTGAGCATTGTGAACGCTCAGGATGTTGATTTCTTTGCGCATCCCCAAGATGTGGCAAGAAGCATTATTATTGATAGCTTAGGCCTTTCGGCCACTGATTTCAACCTCAGCAAGGCAGATGCAGAGGCGCTAAAAGCCTCCGGCAAGCTCGCCGCGCAGCATTTTTTTGCAAAAAATCTGTAAACCTACGCGTTTTTATTGAATTTTATTGTCTTGATTGTCAAGCAGTTGCAATATACTTACAAATAAATATTTGTAATTTAAAAATGTTTCTTAAATTTGAAATGTGAAACAAAGAAAAACAAAAAACAAATTTAAAATCTAAAACTAAACCACATGTCTTATCAAATCAAAGCAATCGCACCAACAATTTACCAGTTACACTCTTTAAGAGCCTTTAACATTGGTTCTAAGGCTATCGGAAATGGTGCTTACATTGGCAAAATAGACTTCAATACAGAAGAAGAAGCCAAAGAGTACCTGACTAGTCGTGCTGACAAGTACAACGATGAAGACCCTGAAGGCAGCGAATCAAGTCTTGCTGATATGTATGCAGATATTAGTAATGGTGCATTGACACTTGACGCTGTAACTGCTTATATCAACATAATTGACGAAGAAGAGGAAAATTAATAACAATGATAAATTTAAAATTTAAGCAAAACATAAAACCAAAAACACAATGGAAACAATCGACCAATTATTGATAGAGCTAAATGCTTGCGAAGTAGCCCGAGACTGGGCG